CTTTGATTCCTGATTACGACACAAAGACAAACACGATAATTTTCAAAAAGTTCAGCTATATAACAGACCAAATCACATCAGGAAAAACCAAAGATTTAACTGGCAAACTGGATATTACGAAAATCGGAACGGTTGACAATGTACCAAATAATTACAGTTTCATCAGCCTTGCAAAGACAAATAAAATGAATTGGACAAATGATGATGCGGGCAATATTCCGGCACAATCGGGGCAAGGTCAATTCGAGCTTAATGGGGTAAATTATAAGGGTGAAAAATCTTTTATTACCTCCGTATTTTCAAGTTCAAACATGAACTTTATTTTTAACCAGCTTGCAACCAGTATTCCGGTGATTCCAGTATTTGAAAATGTCGAAACAGTACGCACACGGGTAAATGAATTTAAAGCCAGAATTTTACAAGTTGAGAAAACTACGATAGATTTAGATTACTCAGACGATGACGGGGACACGACAACCACCGAAACGGGAAACATACCAATTGCAAAAATTTTGGACTGGTCACTTTTGAAAGCTGAATATTACACGGAGTACATAAGTGCGATTAATGAGCCTGACACTCCAATAATTAACATAGTATTTACAGCTTTGGATTTTGCCAGTTTTGATAAATTTCAGCCCGTATATTTTGAAGAATTAAACGGCTATTACTGGTGTTTTGAATTAAATTTTGTACCGAATAATATATCAACAATGAAGCTTCTAAAATTAAAATAAAATGGATTTTATAAAAAAAGCAAAGGCATTACTAAATATAAATAAGACAGAAATAGTTAGACGCAACAACGCACCCGAATTTATCGGCATGGGTTCACAAGTGCCGGACTGGTTGAACGTAAATGGGTACGGAAGCCATGTGCAATTATATGAAAATGTACCGGAGTTGAGCTATGTAATTGATTATTATGCGCTGCAAGCTTCAAAGATTCCATTCAAAGTAGTAAAGTTAAACGTAGCCGGAGAAGAGACAAAAGAAGTTAAAGGTAGTGCATTAATTGATTTTTTGCAGAATCCTAATTGCTATCAATCATTTCAGGAATTTATGAGTGATGCAATGAAAAAGAGCTTAATTTTTGGTAACTTACCAATAACCCGAAGCATGCCAGCCGGATACGAAATTGAAAGCAAACTATCTTATGATTATTGGATAAGTGGATTAAATGGTTTATTCAATCTTCCTGCTAACAGAACACAAATCAAATTCCAAAAGAAAGACCAAAACCAGTTTTTTTTAACCCGCGATTTATCCGATATTGTTGAAGCTTATTATTACGATCAGTCGGTAAAATTTGAAGCTAAAGACACAGTTTTGTTGAATGATTCTAATCTGGAATGGAAGAACAATGAATGGATATTAGGAGATAGTAAAATTGCATTATTGCAAAAGCCATTATCCACATTATTAGCAGCTTATGAGGCGAGATATGTAATACTAAATAAACGGGGGGCAATTGGTATCTTTACCGCGACCTCTGACAGTAGTGGAGCTTTGCCGCTTTTGAAGAAAGAAAAAAAGAACTTTCAAAACCAATTATCAAATTATGGGCTGAATAGAAATCAGTCTCAATTTATGTTTACAAATAAGCCGCTGAATTATCAATCGTTGGCAGTTCACATAAAAGATATGCAAGTATTGGAGGGTCACGAGTTAGACCGGAGAATAGTATTTGACGGGTTCAACTTTCCTAAAGATTTGGCAGCCCAAGATTCTGGGGCAAAATATGAAAATCAAAAAGACGCAGAAAAACGGGCTTACACAGACGGAGTTTTCCCATACATGAAACCGATTTATACCGCTTTAAATACACTTTTGCAAACTAAGGAAAATGGTATTAAAATTGTGCCTAACTTAGATGATATTGAAAGCTTGAAAGCTGATTATAAAAAAGAGATTGAAATGAATAACACTAAAATGAATGCAGTGTTAAACATTAATAATAATATTAAAACGGGTGCTATTACTCCGGAAATTGCATTTAATATTCTTACTAATATTTGGGATTTTGACAAGGAATTAGCAGAGCAGGTAATTAATGAAAACCCACCTGAAATTCCTAATTTGGAAAATTCAAATAATTAATTTAACTTTGCACAAAACCAAGAAGCTATGAAACCAAAAAAACATGAAACAAAACAGGATTTCATATTAAGATTTTCAGCAGAAAAGGGCAGTCAATATCCGGACTTCAAAACAAGAATTGAAGCGGCTGAACTTGCATGGAACTTGACAAAGAAATTTGAAGAAAAAACAAACAGTAAAATTATACAAAAATGATAAACTCAACCAGCTTAAACAAATCATTTACTACTCATGAAGAATTGTTTCGTGAGTTAAAAAAGGCAGAAAAAAATATAATTAAAGCTAAGAAAGCAAGCATATTAAAATCAGCAGAGCGTGGGCAATTATCGGACGTTAATTTTATTAACAAAGATATGCGAGCGGATAAATCTGTTTTTAAAGATGGGTTTGTTTATCCTGTTATTAATACAACTAATTTCTTAGACAGCCACGAAGATGTCCATTTTCCGAACATTTGGAATAAAACAATATCCGATAAACAGGGCAAAATTTATTTATTGGCTGATCACAATTCAGGAATCAGTAATATTGTTGCTTGGCCTACCGATGTAAAGGTATTTACAAAAATGGTAGACTGGTCAATGGTCGGCAAAAATTATGCAGGCCAAACTCAAGCATTAATTTACGAGGTAGCAGAAAAAAATATACAACATGCTCAGGCTCTTAAATTTATGCAAGAGAAAAGGCCACTTTTAGGCTCGGTTGCAATGCAATATGTAAAAATTGAATTGGCTGTAAATAGTAATGAGCATGATTATATTGAAAATAAAAAACTGTGGAACAATAAAATAAATACAATAGCTAACATCGAAGATGTGAATGAAAAAGGATATTTTTTCGCAGTTACAGAAGCTAAAATTATGGGTGAGGGTTCAATTTTAACCAATCCAAGCAACCCAGCAACCCAAATAATATACCCAGAGTCGCAGCCGTCAAACACTGACACTGCCAAAGAAGAGCCGCTTATTAGCACTCCAAATTTTGAGGACTTTATACAAATATTAAACACTTAAATTTTACATCATGAATTTAGAAGAACAAAAAGCGGAATTTTTAGCAGAAGTGAACAAAAACACGGATGCAAGAATCAAAAATTTAGAAGAAAAAGGGCTATATACAAAAGCTCAGGCCGACACTTTCAAAGAGCAAATGGAAGACATGGTTAAACAGATGAACTCTGAACAGCTACAAGCCGTTAAGGACGCGTCTGAAAAACTTGAAAAAGCCACGACCGCAAAACTGGAATCCGAAGTAGGTACAATTAAAGGTATTACCGAAGATTTGAATAAAACAGTTAAAGCTCAGGGGAATGCGATAACCCAATTTAAAACCGTTAAGCAAGAAAATAAAGCGGGTTCAAAATTGACGTGGCAAGAAAAAGTTGAAAATCTTGTTGCAGCTGTTTTGTGTACTGAGGAATTTACGGAAATTTCTGATAATTCACAATTTGCCGGAAAAACTTCAAAAAAGATGACGATTGATTATTCAGGTGATACACCAGAATTAAAATCAGTTGCTGCAAATCCTAAGAAATTAAATTTTTCAGAGAATGCGACTAAAGCCGTTGTACCTTTAACCTCTCACACTGGCGACCAGTTAATTACAAACATCTCAGATGTTATACGCGATGACGCTTATGTCAGAACTGAACACATAAGAGATTTATTTAATGTTCAGCAAACTGATAACCCACAAATTGCGGGCGGTACTGTATTAAGCTACACTGATGCATTAACACTTGGTGCTGCTATGTATGCCGAGAATGCACAAATTGCGGAATCTGTTTTTACATCGGGAGAAGCTACATGGGAAGCCAAAAGGATTGGTAATTCTATTAGATTCTCAAATTCTTTACTCGCAACCAACGGTCTAAAATGGCTCATTAACCATGTAATCAGCTTGCTTCCTGAGGCACTTTATTTCGTTGAAGATAATCAATTACTAAATGGTGATGGCGCAGGAAACAATGTAAAAGGCTTAAATGTTGATGCTGATACGTTTAACATGTCTCCAAATACTTATGCGACTGGTGATTTTACTTCGGTAGCGACTTATAATGCAGGGGCTCAAACGTTACTTACTTTTACAGCCGCTCATAACTTAACCTCTGGTGATACGCTTAATATTGCGAATGCTACACATGCTGGATACAACGGAGCGCACACATCTATTCAGATTGTGAATGCGACACAGATACTTCTTGATGTTGCTTATGTTGTTGAAGCTTCTTTAGCTGCATGGACAGGTACTGGTGACAAACGATGGAAAAATAAAGTTGCTGATGCTCAGGACTATGACGTGCTTATTGTGAATGACGGTTTGCTATCTACGAAAATGATCCGTAACTCTGGACACGTTGTAAACCCAGATGATAAAATTAATTTGAGCCTATTAAAAGACAAACAGGCTGCTTATTTGGGTGTGGATATTAATAATGTAAATGGTAAGCCAATAATTGCCACTTATGCTCAAACGTCTGGCCGTTTCTTATCCGGTGATTTTAGCCGTCAAGGTGCTGAACTTTATGAATTTGCTCCATTATCTGCACAGTTTGTTACTGATGTAGAATCTGTTCAAAAAGATGAAATTGTTTTAGTTATCTCAGAAAAGATAATTTTTCCAATTTACAATCCTAAAAGCTTTATAAAAGGAGTATTTGAAACTGCATCTGCCGCCATTTTAAAACCTTAATATCATAAAAAATGGAACATATAAAAGATTCTAAAGGGCTTTTCTGGTACGAATCAGCCCGCGAAGGAAAATATTTTGCAACAACGGACAAAAAAGATGGTGATAACAGGATAAGAACAGGTGATTTATTGAAGCCTGTTAATCCAAAACAATTGCCTAAGAAAT